GGACAGGTCGGGCCTCTCTACACCGACCAGACCCTCTCGTTGCTCCAGACCCCCTGGCCGCAGGGCACGACCTCCGACCTCTTCTCTCGGATGGAGGTCGACGGCTCGCTCTTCGGCAATTCGTACTGGGTCAACTCCGGTGAACGCCTGACCCGACTCGATCCGCCGTGCGTGAAGATCGTGACCGGCGACGTCGACGACGTCATCACCGGCAAGCCCTATGGCAAGGTGCTGCTGGGGTACATCGTCGAGGACCGCTCCAAGCACACGGTCGCAACCTTCATGCCGGACGAGGTGGCTCACTACCGGCCGCAGCCGGATCCGAACCACGAGTTCAGGGGACTCTCCTGGCTCGGTAGCCTGCTCCCGGACGTGGTTGCCGACATGGACCTCAGCGACTACAAGCACGCTTTCCTGGCCAACGCGGCGACACCGAACATCGTCTTCTCCTTCACCCAGCCGATCGGCGAGGACGCGCTGCGGCGGTTCATGGAGAAGGTCGAGGGCCGCCACACCGGTCCTCAGTCCGGCTTCAAGAGCCTCTACCTCGGCGCCGGCGTCGATGCCAAGGTGGTCGGCTCCAACTTCTCCGACCTGGCCATGGACGCGGTCCAGTCCGCCGGCGAGACGCGGATCGCCGCGGCGGCCGGCGTCCCACCATCCTTGATGGGAATCTCGGAGGGGCTGAAAGGGTCGGCGCTCAACGCCGGCAACTACGCCTCGGCTCGCAGGAACTTCTCCGACCGGATCATCCGGCCCAACTGGCGCTCTGCCTGTGGGGCGCTGCAGACCCTCCTGGGCCCGCTCCAGGCCGGAGTGGAGCTCTGGTACGACGACCGGGAGACATCCTTTCTCCAGGCCGACATGCAGGACGCCGCCGAGGTTCGGCAGGCCGACTCAGCGACCCTGCTGAACCTCATCAACTCGGGCTTCGTGCCTGATACCGCTGTGCTGGCGGTGAGGACCGGCGACTGGTCCTACCTCGAGCACACCGGTCTGATCTCGGTGCAGATGCAGCCCATCAAGGCCAAGGACGCCGAGGACGACACCATACCCATCGCCCCGGTCCCGATCAAGGGCAAGGGCATCAAAGCTCCCGCTGCCGATGAGGAACCAGTGTGAAACTCAAACTTCGCTCAGCCATCGCGGTCCACCACACCGCGACCGACACCGGCTCCTGGGATGGCCCGGCCGCCGAGAAGGCGCTGCCGAACGACGATGGCGAGGCCCTCTACAAGCAGGAGTACGCCTGGGTCGATCCCAAGGCGGACCCGGATACCAAGTCCGCCTACAAGTTCCCTCACCACGACGTGAGCGATGGGAAGGTGGGCGCCGCCAACACCAGCGCCTGCTCGGCTGGGATCGGTGTGCTCAACGGTGGCCGCGGCGGCACGGTGATTCCAGAAGCCGACGTCCAGGGCGTCTACGACCACCTGGCCGCGCACCTCAAGGACGCCAAGAAGGATGTCCCGGAGCTGAAGTCGGCAGCCCCCGCGCTCGGCCGCGAGATCCGCGATGCCTTCATGCCCTGGGCAGTGGAGCTCCGGGCCCAAGCCGACGGCGACGGCACCGAGCTTCACGGCCACTTCTCCAAGTACCTGAAGTGGTACCGGGTCGATTCCATGTTCGAGGGCTCGTTCATGGAGCGGATCATGCCCGGGGCGTTCGACAACACCATCGCCCAGCACCGCTCGCAGATGCGCGTGTGCTTCAACCACGGCTTCGACCCGTCGATCGGCGACAAGCCGCTTGGGCCGATCGAGACCCTCGATGGGTCTGGCGAGGGAGCCGAATACGGCGTGCCCCTCCTGGACACGGACTACAACCGCGACCAGGTCCTTCCTCTCCTGGAAGGACGCCTGATGAATGGCAAGCGGTCCGGGTCGATGCTGGGCGCCTCGATGGCCTTCTCGGCCACCGACGACACCTGGGATATGAAGCCTCGGCCGACCCAGGACAACCCCGACAGCCTGCCGCGTAGGTCGGTCAATGAGGCCCGCGTCTACGAGTTCGGGCCTGTCACCTTCCCGGCCAGCTCCAGCGCCACGGCAGGAGTCAGGTCGGGCACCGATGAATTCATCGAGCACTTGCTCAAGGACCCGAGGTTCGCTCTGCAACTCGCAAAGCGGTCGAGCCTCAGCTACGTCGACAAGGCGATTGAGGCCGCGCGCAGCCGTGCTGGCGCAGCCGACCCGGCGACCGAACCCGATGAGCCGACCAGTGGTGGCTCCAGGGCCGCAGGAATGCTCGCGCGTCAAGCCGAGCGACACCCGCTTATGGAGTTCAAGCCATGACTCTCGAGGAGATGAGGAAGCGCGTTCTGGCCCTTCAGGCCGAGATGCGTGGTCTCACCGACAAGCAGACCAAGTTCGAGGCGGATGCCGCGGACGACAAGATCGCAGCCGACAAGAAGGCTCCGGCCCTGACCGAGGACGAGGAGAAGCGCTTCAAGGAAGTGCTGGCCGAGGCCGACACGGCGCTGCCGGAGCTGCGCCAGCTGGAAGAGCGTGCCCAGAAGGTGGCGGCCCTCCAGGGAGCTGCGACCGGACGCACTGACGGGTTCAGCGCGCCGGCGCAGCACAACAGTCGCAACCCCTTCGAGATCGACCTCAGGGACGCACGCCCCGAGGCTCGCAGCGAACGGCGGGACGCGGCGCTCAAGATCGTCGAGGAGTCGGAGAAGCGCTACCGCTTCTCGTCTCGGCAGATGGACGAATTCGACCGGCTGCTCCGAGCGGGCAAGTCGGCCAACCTGGACTCGGACTACATCGCCCAGCGGGCGATCATCACTGAGTCCGACGCCTACCACCGGGCCTTCATGAAGGGCCTCGGCGGAGACACGGTCTTCGAGCCTGACGAGGCCCGAGCCATCTCGGCCTACCGCGAGCTGGAGCGGCGCGCTGCGTCTGAGGGCACCATGTCCGCAGGCGGGTACGGCGTCCCGGTCCTGATCGACCCAACCATCGTCCTGACCTCAGGAGCGCTCGACGCTCCGATCATGGCCATCTCAAAGGTGGTCACGATCACGACCGATCAGTGGAAGGGCGTCACTTCCACCGGCCTGACCTTCGAGATCACCCAGGAAGCGAGCGTTGTCGCTGACAAGACCCCGACCCTGGCCCAGCCCACCATCCCGGTCTACCGGGCGGATGGGTTCATCCCCTACTCCTTCGAGATCGGGGAGGACTACCCCGGCTTCGCCGAGGAGATGGCCGGCCTTTTGGAGCAGGGGTACATCAACCTGCTCGCCCAGAGCACCATGACCGGTTCTGGAAGCAGCTACCCGACCGGGATCTTCACCGCGCTCAAGGCCTCCGGTGGCAACTGCGCCAACGGCACCTCGGGCAAGGAGGTCACGCTGACCACCCTGGGGACCCTCGGGGCGATCGACATCCGCGATTGCTGGAGCTCTCTCGGTGAGCTGTTCCGGCAGCGGTCGAGCTGGGTCATGAACGTGACGACCGAGTCGGTCATCCGAGCGTTCGGCAACAACCTGGCGCTCTCTGACTTCACCCAGGACCTGACCGCGCAGGGCGTCGACAAGCTGGTGAGCCGGCCAGTGGTCCTCTCGGACTACGCGCCGACCTACAGCACGGCGACCACCACCGTCACCCAGTACTGCGTGCTCGGAGACTTCTCGAAGTTCCTGATCGTGCAGCGAGCGGGGATGGTGGTCGAGCAGGTGCAGCACCTGTTCGATCCCACGACCGGCCGTCCCACTGGTCAGCGCGCGTGGCTGGCCTGGAGCCGATACGGCCACAACGCCTTGGACAGCAACCCCTTCCGGGTCCTGTCCAACGGAGGCTGACCCTCTCGTGGCCAACTTCCCCGCTCCGCTACCAAAGCCGCCCTTCCCCCCGGACGGGCGGCCGCCAGTCTAGCCCCCCCCTCTCGGGGCGTCCGCCTTCGGGCGGGCGCCCTTTGGGGGACTCTCAGAGGAGGGAATCTCTTTGGCGAAAGACATTGTGTTTGCGCGCGACGGCGCCCTGCTCCAACTCGACAATGGACTGCCCTACCGGGTCTTCAAGGGACAGGCGTGGGCAGCAGAGGACCCCTTGGTGAAGCGGTGGCCCGCGCACTTCGTGGACACGCCAGACGTGTTCCACTCCGACGGACCGCCCACCACACCCGACGATGCACCGGTCGAGCGTGCCGTTGCCGCACCCGGGCAGAAGCGTGGGTACATCCGGCGCACCCCTCAGCCGGAGTCGGCCAGCTCGTGGTGAATGGGCCGAAGCACGACGTCCTGATGGGCTACCTGCATGGGAACGACACTGCAGCCACCTTCCAGAAGTCGCTCTTCGACCTCTTCGGCTACGACATGGCCCACGAGGGCCGGATCCGGCACTGGGTGTCTGTCAGGGCCCCGATCATGGGCATCCCCGACGCGCGGAACTCGCTCTGCCAGCAAGTGCTCAAGAGCGACGCTCAGTGGCTGTTCATGCTCGACGCGGACATGGGGTTCGAGCCGATCCTGCTCGACCTCCTGCTCTCGGTGGCGGATCCCAAGGAGCGGCCGATCGTCGGGGGCCTGGCTTTCTCACAGCGCGAGGCCGTCCCTGATGGGCGCAACGGATTCCGCACCTACCCCACTCCCACCATCTTCGACTGGCGCCCGCATCCCCAGAAGGACGACGGCAGCTACCGATTCATCGGCCGGCTGCACTACCCGGTGAACACGCTGATTCAGGCCGGGGCCACAGGGGGCGCGGTGCTGGTAATCCACCGGTCTGTGCTGGAGCGGATCCAGACGAGAGATGGCGACCAGTGGTTCACGAGGATTCCGGACGCCGGCGGCGAGATGCAGGGCGAGGACATCTCCTTCTTCGACCGCTGCCGGCAGCTCGAGATCCCGCTCCACATCCACACCGGGATCAGGACGACCCACTTCAAGCATCGCTGGCTGGCCGAGGAGGACTACTGGCAGAGCTTCTTCGCCCCGCCCGCGACCGAAGAAGTGGACGTGATCGTGCCAGTGCTCCACCGGCCGCAGAACGTGAAGCCACTCATGGAGTCGCTTCGCGCATCGACCGGACTCGCTAGAGCCTGGTTCGTCACCGAGCCCGATGACGACGAGGAAGCCGAGGAGGTCCGGAGCCGCGGCGGCCGGCTGATCCCTCACGCCGGGACCTTCTCTGAGAAGGTGAACCATGCCTTCCGCTACCTGGCCACGCCTCCGATCGAGGCCGCCCCGTGGGTGCTCCTGGTCGGTGACGA